GGCCTGAGTCTTGTTTTCGATGCCCAACTCGGTCCATTGGCCGATGATTGCCGCCTTCATATCGGCAAGCGCCTCTTGGATCAGCGGATCGTCGTACAACAGCTTTGCGCGGTCGGCGCGGGCGATTTGTTCCTCAAGCGTCATGTGGTCAGTCCAATAGCAGCATTTCTGCGTCATATTCGTCTTCCAGTTCGCGCTGGATCGCTTCGTTACGCTGCCATTCCTCGACCATCTGGCGAATCATCGCGCTTGGGTCAAATGGCAGTGACTTGAGCGGGGCGGCATCAGCCGGCCGGCGCTCGATGGCCTGCAATTCCTTCTTGGCGACCACTTGCGCGATGATCTGCGCGGCCTTGACGGCTTCCGGTTCGTCGGGCAGCAGTTCCAGTGCTTCGACTTCCAGCACACGGCGCAGGCGCTTCTTTGCAGCCTTGGTCGGACGGGCCTTGGTGAGCAGGTCGGCATACGCGCGGATTTCGCGCAAGCTGCCGGCGCCACCAGATACGCCGCCGCCACCGCCCGAAGGCGGAGCAACTTCCTCGCCCGGATTCGTGACCGCATTACCAGTGATCGTGTACGCGCCAGAGTCGGCCACAAGGCGACGACTCGCGCGCATCGTTACCGCGTTGCCAGTGATGGCATACGAGCCACCTGCGGCCGGCAGGACGACGCCCGGCGGTACATAGATCAGGTTGACCGGGTTGCCAGTGATGCTGTATGCGCCCGGTGCTGCGGTCATGCGGCGCCCTGCTGTCGTAGCCGCAGGCTGGCCGGTGATTACATAGCTGCCCTGTGCGGCTGTTACCTTGCGCGACGCGACGAGGGCGGCGCTTGCCCCGGTGATTGAATAGGCGCCAGGCGCACAGGTCAGCGTGTAAGACGCGGGCGCGCTACCGCCTATGCCTTGAAAGCCAGCCTGAAATCCTGACTGGAATGCAGCCATTTACAGCGCCTTGGCCTGCTCGAACATGGCGTACATCTGGTCTTCGCTCAAGCCGAGGTTCGGCAGCATCGCCAGTAGCAGCGCTGAGTCCGAATGAATTTCGGTGGCGTATTCCCAGCCGGTCATCATCATTTCATCGCCCGAAGCAGCGACAGCCTGCTTTACCTGCTCGTGCATGCCTTGCATGATCAGCATATGGCGCAACTGCCACGCGCTTACAGTGATGTGCGGCCGCGTAGGCTTTTCCTCTTGATCCGCAATCTCGGTCGGGCCATTGCCAGCAGCGAGCCACAACGCATAGGTGATGTACGGCTGCTTGCTGTCGTCCTGCTCGATGACTGCGCCGTCTTTACGAAGGGTGCCGCTAGGAAGCGAAATTGTGTACATGGTCAATAGTCCGTTTCGATGTAAAACTGCACTATGTCTATGGCTACAGCCAGCGCCGTAGCACCGTTGTTCCGCCATAGCTGTGGGGTGAGAAGCGTATTTGTGGGCGGCAGATCGGTTGTGATAGTGCCGCTTGCGACATGGCCCGTATTCAGGCGCGTCACCTCGTAACCGACAACACCACTGTTCGGCGCTGTGAACAGCGCCAGCTCGTACATATCCGTGCTTAAGGTGTGGTCGGGGAAGTTCGCACCCAGGTCAATGCGAGTTGCGGTGCCCGATCCATCGTTGTGCATGATGAAAAGATTCGTGTCGCCCGCGTCGCTACCCAAGCCGATCATGCTGGTGAGGGTAGACGGGTTCACGTTGCCGATCTGCGTTGTGATGCTGACCATCCCAACGAACGAGCGCGCCCCTGTGACTGTTGCCGCGTCTGAACAGCCCGAGCGAAAAACAGCCTTGAATCCGCCGCCCATGTAGAACTGCGTCGGGACGGTGCGAGCGCCACACGACCCACCAGCGGTTGCCGCGCTTACGCTGCCGACGCGGCGCATCGCGCTAAACAGATTTGTCGTAGCCACGTTGCGCTGTGTCGCGGTGGTGACTGTCAATGCGGGACCTCCGTATGCGCTGGTCGTCGTGCCATTCCCGTGCGCGCTGTACAGCATGACCTTGTTATGCGCCAGGTAAGGCTGCAAGATCGAATCTTTTCCGGTCGGTGCGCGGAAAGCTGGTTGTGCTGCTCCTGCCAAGGTTTTGGCGAAGACGGTCACATTGCCCGCTGCCGGTGCGGCTGGCACACTGGCGTCAGCGATGATCAGAAGGCCGTCAGTATCGACCACGTGATCCGCGTTCCAGTCCGACATTTTCACGTCGGCCGTGGGGTCGTCAGCAGTGATCGCAACGCGTGTGTGCTTGAGACTCATCGTTATGCCAGGGTGAAGACGCCAGCCGAGCCGTCAAAGTCGAGCGTGAAGTTCTCGGTATCCAGCAGCGTGACCGGCGCGCCGTAGTCGTACCAGCACATCAGCATGTCGCCGGTCGAGGTGTCGTTGTAGACCACTGCATAGCGGAATGGGCCGATACTGGCGCCCGATGCCGTAATCACCTCGTCGGCAATGACAACCTTCGCCGTGCCGCTCGACTCGCTCAGCACCACGCTATCGAGCGTGTAGCCGCCGGCGACATAGCCGCCCGTTGCTGCGATTTGCGTGATGTTGGCGAGGATGGTATTCGTGTTGACCGGCGCCGAGTTGGTCAGCGCGACCTTGAACACGTGCGTGTCAAAGTCATGCTTGGCGCGCAACAGGTTGCCAGCGAACGAATTGAACTTGTTATGTGCAGCCATTTAGAAGCCTTCTTCGGTAGGTGGTGGGGCAGGGCGGCGCTTGACCGAATGCGACGCGCGGCCATCTTCACCGCGCACAATGTGCGTTTCCAGCTGCGCGACTTCTTCAATCTTGTCGTACAGCCCTTGGATCAGGTGCAGCATCTGGTCTTTCTGGCCGGCGTCGGCATCGCCTGCTGCTTGCGCGTCGTCGCGCTCTTGCTGCTCGCGGCCGGCCTGGCGCTCGTCCTGGCTCATGCGGTGATGCATTTCCATTTCCTTCATGCCGAGGTCGATTTCCTTGATGCGAACTTCCTTCTCCTTGATTTGCAGGCTGATTCCCTGCAACACCGTGTCCGCCTCAAGTTGCGCCTGGCTGAGTTCCATCTTCTGCGCTGCTTCCGCTGCCTTGCCCTGCTGGCGCATCTGCTCGATCTGCAATTCAGCTTCGGCAAGCGTCTGCTCGGGCGATTTGGCGGGCGGTTGCTCGGGAACGGTGGACGGATCGGTCAGGAGCTTGTCAGCGCCTTGGATGCCACCCTTTTTCATTAGGAATTTGCCCAGGTTGTAGGCGTTCTGCTTGCTGAAAATGCCCATCGGCTGCACCTGTGCGAAGTACGGCGCCATCATGCCAAGGAATGCGATATCGGCTTGCTTGTCGCTGGTGCCGAGGCCGACAGCGATAGATACATCCATTTCGTCGGACCAGTTGCGCGGGTCGTACTCCACCCATTCGTTGCGCATCTTGACCGTTGCTGCCTTGTCCTGATACGTGCAGGTCAGGCGCAGCAGGCGCTTGAACAGGTCTTTGCAGCCCGTTTCAGCGAACACGCGGAGGATCATCTTCTCGCGCTTCTGGTCGCGCGTGTTGGCAATGGTCGCGCCAGTAGCTGTTTTGTTCAGGCTGTCGGCGTCAAGACCCGAGTTCAACCGACTGACGCCCGTGCGGTTCTCGCGCGCGGTGTCCATCAGTTCAAGCCCTTGCAGCGACTCATTGGCTACCAGTGCTTGCTGGATTGGGCCAACCGCGTTCAATTGCTTCATGCGGATGATCTTGCCGATGCGGTTCGACAGAAGATCATCTATATTTACTTGTCCATCAAGCGCATAGGTTGTCGGACTGTTGGCGATGTGCAGACTGTCGAGGTACAGGCGCGTCAGACTGGTCTTCTGGTCTTGGATCGACACAACAGCGTCGGCAAGAGCCATGCCGATAATCCGATGCGGCAGCAGAATAGGCGACCACAAGCAATACTCGTGATCGTCAACTTCCTCGTTCTCGAGGATGGCATTGCCACCCATCAGGACGCGGCGCCACTCTGCAATACCATCGCCATCCACATCGGCGCGCACGAAGCCGAAGAACAGCCACAGCTTCTCCATGGCGTCATCGCGATTGTCGCCCGACATGATCGACTGCTCGTCCTCGTTGCGCAGGCTGATTTCGTGCATGCTGTGCGGCATATCGTACTCGGACAGTTCAGCGACTTGCGCCTTGCTGTAGCCCATTTCAACGAGGTCTGAGCGCGTGTACTGGCGGAATTCACCGATCATCGACACATCGGCCAGCTTCTTTGCATGGCGCGACAGCACGAATGTCTCGGGCGGCACGTTGTCAATTCGAGCGCCACGCGGACCGTTGTTGACTACCGTGTCAATGTCGTAGAGCATCTTGCCAGGCTGGGCCAATTGCTGCATAACCTGCTCGGCCTGCTCGGGGTCCATCGTGGCAAGCGCTTCCTGTGCCTGCGCGCGCTGCTTTTCGTCCTCCGGGTCCGGGCGCGTATCAGCCGCGGTAATCGTGACCTTTGGGTCTTCGGTGAACTTGGTAAGCTGCTGCTCGGTCAGGCCGGTGTATGACTGCTTGCGCGTCTTTTCCGTGGCATCCCACCATGCGCGCACGATGCCGACTTTGGACAGCAAGCCGTCCTTGATCCACGTGTTGAACGTGATGAAGCCGTCATTCTTCTTCTTGATGATGTGGTTGATGTAGTCGCTCGCCTGCTCGGCGTACTGCTCATCCTCGGGCGAGACTGGCTCAAACTCGCCAATGTCATCGCCAGCAAAGAATGGCTCAAGCAGGCTCGGAATGGTCGATTCGATGACCTCGAACACATCCCACGACACGACCTGCGAGCGACCTTCTACCTCGTTGCCCATTGGGCGACCGTAGTAATAGTTCAGGTTCTGCTCGCGCTCGGCGGCAAGGGACGAGCCGGAAAACGCGGACGCTTCCGAGACTTCGGCGTCGATGACCTGGCGCAGCTCGTCGTCGTTCATTTTCGCCATTAGCGTATCCCTAGTGATTGATATTTCAGAGGCTCACCCCAAGTGCTGCCGGCCAACGTGATCAGCCCTAAGCTCTTGGCTTGCGCCCATTGCCTGAATGCGTCCGCGCCTTCGCTCGTGCCATCCTTGCGCGGCTCATCGGACCAGCGAGCATCGCGCTCATTCCAACGCTTCTTGTAGTTCTCAAGGTGCGCGAAGCCCTGCTTGCAGCCAACTTCATCGAAGTAGGCCGATGCAAACTCAGCGCGTGTGATGTTGATGCCGGTGTTGATATCGGAGATGACCGGAACGATTTCGATGTTCCGCAATCCCAGGTCTTCCATCATTTCTTTAGTGGACTGGTTGGTATCCGACAGGCGTTTGTGAGCTGCGTCATGTGGGAAGAAATGCTTATTCCACAAGTAGCCAGTGTCTTGCAGGTAGCGGGCGTAATGAGTCAAGTCCTCGCCGTGCGCCTCGTAATAGCCGATGAAGCGATCTTCCATACCCACTTGCTGATGGAACCAGATCGCCGTGCCATCGCTGCGGCCAATGTCCCAAAACGTATTGACTGGCACATTCAGCACAGGGATGCGCAGAACTCGCCCTTGCTTGCGCGCTGCCGTCACTTGCTTGGAGTAGTAGCAGCCCTCGGAGGACACCTGGAAGGCTTCCTTTGGCGTGCTTGGGTACTCCTGCCACATGCGCTCATCATTGCCACTGAAATCAGTGTCACGTGTCGCTACGTACCATTCGCGCTGCTCTGCGTCGATAGTCGTGTTCATTTCGGCTTCGATGCGAGCGAAATACTCGTCATCCTTTGCCGTCACAACAGCGCCGCCAGGCTTCATGCGGTATTGCTGCTCATCCCACCATGGGAAGAAGTGGAAGCGCCAATCCTTCTCGGTCAGGGCCTTGCCTTGCTCCTGCAACGCCATTGCGCGCTGCGTCATATCGTGGAACTCGCCTTCTGCGCCCTCTGCGGTTGATTCGATGATCGTGATGCCGCGCAGCGGGACAGCCGGGATCGAACCGGTGATTACTTCCTTGGCCTTGTCCGGGTACTTGGCGCAAATCTTGCCGAACTCGGAAATGTGCAGCCGGTGAATCGTGCCAGAGCGCATCGAAGTAGCGACACGCACCGACGAGTTGTTATGTGCGAACAGCAGTTCGTCGGCGTTGTCAGCCTTGAGCGGCATTGCCTCGCGCAGATCAGCAGGCAAATTCTCGTAGGCGAACTTCACCTTGTCGCGGAAGATTACCTTGGCCGCGTCACGGTCGTGCGCAATGATGCCGCACCGGCTGTTCGCGTTGAACAAGGCATGATCCAGCCAGGCAATCGCTATCAGCGTCGTAAAGCCTAGCTGCCGCGCCTTTAGAATGATGTTGCGATGATGCAGCCGCGAGAGGAAGCGCATTTGCGCACGATTCAGCTTGAATTGCACAACAAGCCCCTCGTCATCCTCGCTGTCGCCCTTGATGATGATCTTGTACAAGTGGCTAAGGCGCCACATTGGATCAGCCATCAATGCGGCCAGCTCGGCCTGGCTATCCTTCGTCGTCACCAACAACCTTTAGCGCCGTGCCGTTCACGCTGGTGAGCAGCGCGCCAAACAGGTCTGTGCCACTCGCCCCGGTGTGCTCCTGCGTAATCTTGTCGCCGTACTTCTTGGGCGCCATCTTGGACAACATCCACTTGCGAGCATCCACACGCAACCTGGAGCGTGCGATTACATCAGTGTCCGTACGCTCGCGTCCCTCGGAATCGGTGTACGTGTCATTCTGCCCATCGTCGGCAATCGACAGCAGGTCATCGAACATCTCGTCAGCCTGAGCCTCGCGCGCGCATGCGTACTGGTCGCTGAACGCGGAGTTAGCAGCCAGCCAGCGGAACACAGTCGCCTTGTTAGGCATATCCTCATCGCGGCAGATCGCGCGCAGGCTTTCCCCGTCCGATAGGCGCTCACAGATAGCGTCGGCTACCTCTTGCGTGTACTCGGATTGACGGGGCATGTGTGGCCTAAAATAAAAAAGCCCCGTCGCAGTGATGCGGGCGGGGCGAAACATCGTCTTGGTAGGCGATGGGGAGAGTTCGGTTAGTCTTGCACCTCCGGCTCATCCCCATTGGAAGGAATCAGCCACCAGCCTAGCGAGCGCAATGCTTCGGCGTCCGTCTCAGGCTGGCTTTCTTCGTGCGTGCGGCGTTCCATGTCCTCAACTGTTTCCGCTGGTGGTGGCTTGCGGTATCTCGTTTTAGCCATGGTTGGCCTCGCAAAGTGAGCGTGCAATGCAAAAAGCCCCGACATATCGCTATGCAGGGGCTTCCTCTACTTGCTCCGGTGTCGGGTCTACCTCCCATCGGGAAGCAGACGCGTCGAGTAGACGGAGACAAGTTGTAGCGTGCATACTAGCAATTTTCCTAATGGAAATCAAGTCCTATTGGAAATTATTTCCACTTGTCTACAACAGCAGCTATCGCCTGTTGCGCGCCTTCAATCTCGCGCTTCCAGTGAATCGCCGGCCAATGCTTGATATCCATTTCCCGGCAAATGACGTTGACCGGGCGTCCGAGCGCGTACAGATCGCGCAGCAGTAGCTTGTGCCTGACGCTCAGGACGGCGTACGCTCGCATGAGAGTAGCGGCGTCCTCAAAGTCAAGCTTGGACTGCGTGTATGTGCCTCCGGCTGGCGCGTTGGCCTGCATTCTGAGCATGTGGCATATGACAGCGGTCATGCACTGGTAGCCGCCACCGCCATAGGGTGAGCTGCGCCGACTCTCGCGCGCCGTCATCGCGCCACCAGTTCGCCCGCGCTGGCATTGCCCCCAATTCTCTAGGCGGGTGACAATATCCATTTCGGCCATTGGCACGCGGCGCAGGTTGCTTGCTTGTGTCATGGCTGCTCCTTGAATTTTGGCGACACCCTTACTCCAAAGTGCGGCCCGTAGTGGCGTAGCAGGATTGGCGGTGCTGGCGGGATGGTGCCTACATCGATGAGAATTGCTCCCCGTCCGCTAGTGCAACCTGCTACCTCGCTGCGGGCAGCGTTCATATCACGCCCGGTGTACTCATAGGTGCGAAGCTCGTCATCGACCTTGCGATATACCTTCATCTCATCCCCTTATAGTTATATTTACAGCCAGTCGTACGACTCAGGCAGCACGCGCCGACCGGTGCCGAACAATCCCAGCCCGCGCAGTAGTTCCTCGTCCTGCCGGATTTCTGCCCACACCTGAGCGCGTTCGGTGACGATCTTGAGCGACCATGGCAGCGTGTAGAGGTGCGTGAGGTGCTTCCGGTTGTCGGCAAGGCGCTGCTGTACCTCGGCGCCCAGCTCGTGCGCTAACTCGTCCTGCGTGCGTACCAGGGCGTCATGCTTGGCCGCGAGTTCGTCTACCTCCCGGCGCTCGTGGCGAGGCATCGGCTTGGCAAACGCCATGACGAAGATGACGCACACGAGGAAGCACAGGACCGCGAGCGCGCCATTCTGGATGGTTTCGAGCGTGATCATTGCTCACCCTTGGCGGCGTCGTCCCACTTGAGCGCCTTTTCAACGTCCTTGTTCTGCTCGTGCCAGCGGCGGGCAGGGCGCTCGGCCATCTGCTCGGGCGTGTAGATTTCTGGCAGCGGCGAGATGGCGGCGGCGCGTCTTGCGGCCTCAATCTGATCCATCTTGCGGATAGTCGCGCGCAGATCATTAATCTCATCATTCATCCCGTACCACGATTGCTTGGCGCTGATGAGTTCTGCCCCCATCCAAAGGATGACAACGGTATAAATCACGGCGATAAGTGCAACGGCTTCAATGGGTGTCATATCTTCCTTTCAATGTGCCGCGCAGTGTGAGTGCGCGGCGGGTTACGGTCAGCGGCTTCGTGCGACTGTGATACCGACGACAATCGCGGCGATGGCAATCCACAGCACGATGCCGCCCCAAAACGGCAGCGTTACCCACCACCACGACCATTGCGCCACGGCGGTCAGGCCGAGCAGCTTGAGCGTCACGAACACGATGCCGAGCAGGCCAAACACGCCAATGCCAGAACTGCTGCTGCTTGATTTGTCACTCATGGTGTATCTCCCTTGTGCTGCGTTATGCGCCTGAGCGCGAATTGGTGAGGGCGCGAAGCCGTTTCCTGTACTCGTCCTTCATGGCCTGCAATTCCGGGATCGTCCACTTGCGCTCGGTCTGGTCGCATTCCAGCGCCTCGACAGCGGGCAGGCCGATGCGCGCAATCAGGCCCATTCGGTAATCGACTGCACGGCCGGCGCCGTGGCGATTGCAGACTGTCAGCTGCCGGTGTGCGTTGTCCTCGTGAAAGCGAAGGTGTGGCGCGCTGCCGGTCGAGCGGTAATGTCCGCAGTCCCAATTGGAGCCGGTCAGGTACTGCTTCTCCGATGTGCGACCGCAGCAGATGCAGGGCTTGTCGGCGTCACGAGCGCGAATGTAGG